TCACGGGTTTAAGGACGAGTACGGTAACCCGATAGTAATCAACGTAGTTGCGTACGGGCTAACTGGGCAGGTACGTGGAGTAAATATTGATGACTATCGTCCAGATTTGATAATTGTCGATGACCCGTGCGACGAGGAGAATACGGCGACGGCAGACCAGAGAAAGAAGATTAGTGAACTTTTCTTTGGAGCAATTAATAACTGCTTAGTGCCTACGAGTGAAAATCCTAGTGCAATGATGGTATTGTTGCAGACTGGACTCCACAAGGAAGATTTGATAAACATGTGTCATCTGGACCCTGAGTGGCATTCGATGAAAATATCGGTGTTTACTAAGGAAAGTGAGAGTCAGTGGCCAGAGCGCTGGACAACGGAAGAACTGCTGAAAGCGAAACAGGGATATATTCGACGGAATCAGCTCTATGTCTGGCTTCGGGAAAAGGAGGCGAAACTGACCTCACCCGAGACAAGTTTGTTTAAAGTGAATTGGTTGAGATATTATGACATTCAGCCAGATGAAGGGACTACGGTAATTGCGATTGACCCGGTCCCTCCGCCCACGGATATTGAAGTTCAGCGTGGGCTCCAGAAAAAGGACTTTGAGGTCATCGTGGCGGTGCGGCGGTGGCAGAAGAGATTCTACCTACTCGGCTATGTTATGAACAGAGGACATAATCCGAAGTGGACGATAACAAATTTCTTCAACATGGCCCAGCAGTATCCGCCGGAGAGGGTAGTAGTTGAGACGACTAACTATCAAGCTACCTTGAAGTGGTTAATGGAAGAGGCCATGCAACAGGCTGGACAGTACTACCGAGTAGAGGGCTTTGACGACAAGGTTAAGAAGTACCAACTGATTAATCAGAGCTTCTCGGAGATTGCAACGGAACGGAACTTCTTTTGTCGTCCAGGTCACACGGAGTTTATAGAGCAGTTTGAAGACTACCCGAATGTGACACATGACGACGTAGTGAACGCCGTAGCTATAGCGATGAAAAAGCTGCGGGAAATTGGCGATATTTACAACATGGATGGATTTCTTCAAGAAGAAGAAGAGATTCCTCCTCTAGGCGACTTTAGGAATGCACCATAATGACGAATAGAGTAGCATTTAAAATTCCGCACGACACGCGAAAAGGTTCGTTGCACGATAATATTATCGAAGCGTGCAAAAGGCGTAAGAAACTGTCTAAGGATAAGATGGAGACACGCTACGCGACCTGGAAGAAGGACGAGGAATCCTTCATTGCGTACATGCCTGAGCGGGATGTTGACGCGGCGCGGAGGGCGAGTAGAGAATCTGGGAAACCGGAGTATACTACCATTGAACTTCCGTACGCATACGCTACTCTGATGAGTGCAGTAAGCTATTGGTCGACAGTGTTTCTGTCACGTGACCCAGTATTCCAATATGCTGGTCGGCACGGTGAAGCAGATGACCAGGTTAAGGCACTGGAAGCTGTTATGGACTACCAGCGGTTGATGGGCAAGATGATGGTTCCGCTGTATGTCTGGTTGCTGGACGCGGGAAAGTACGGTGTTGGTATCCTGGGTGTGGATTGGAAGGAAGAAAGCGAAGTTGTATCGCGGTATGAGAATGTTCAGGAGACCTTTATGGGTCTGCCAGTGGAAGGAAAGTTTAAGAGAAAGAAGGTAGTTGACCGTATTCGTGGTTATGAAGGGAATAACCTATACAACGTCAAGCCGCAGAAGTTCTTTCCTGACCCAAGACAGACCCTTGCTAAGTTTCAAAATGGTGAGTTTGTTATCATTGAAACCGAGCTGAGCTGGAATGACGTTCGGGAGCGGGAACAGGCGGAGGAGTACTTTAACATTAAGCAACTCGAGAAGGAACGCTTGAGTGCGCTGAGAAACCAGGAAGGGGCGACGAAGATAGAACAACCTTCTGAAGGCCAGGAAGACCTGTTGAAGATGCTGGACCTAAAAACGTTCCAGATTGACGAGTGCTATATCGAGCTAAGGCCAAAGGACTGGGGACTGGGTAACACAGAGTTTCCTGAGAAATGGGCCTTCACGATAGCGAACGAGAAGATTGTAATCGGGGCTCGTCCTATGGGCAGCTACCATAACAAGTTCCCGTTTGAGCTGATTGAGTACGAGATTGACGGATATGCACTGTTCAATCGGAGCATGATGGAAGTTATTCGTCCGCTGAACAATGTTATTAGCTGGCTGTTTAACAGTCACTTCTATAATGTTCGGAAGTGTTTGAACGATATGTTCCTTGTTGACCCAAGTAAAGTGGTCATGAAAGATATGCTTGACCCGGCTGCAGGGAAACTAATTCGCCTGAAGCCTAGTGCCTATGGTACAGATTTGAAGTCTGTAGCCCAGCAATTCCAGGTTACAGATGTGACGCAACAGCACCTGCGGGATGTATTAGTGGTCATTGACTTTGCCCAGCGGGTATCGGGTGTCAGTGATAACATCATGGGTGTCCTTGACCCGAGAGGAAGGAAGACCGCTACTGAGGTTCGGACAGCGGGCGGGGCTGGTGCAGGAAGGCAGAAGACAACGACTGAGTATATGTCTGCTATGGGCTTCGAGCCGCTCGGTTCTCAAATGGCTCAGAACACCCAGCAGTACATGTCACTTGAAAGGCAGTTCCGGATAGCTGGAGACCAGGTTCGTGGTCAGGCTCATCCGTTTGTAGAAGTGAATCCTGAAGCAATCCAGGGTTTCTTCGACTTTGTGCCGGTGGACGGAACACTACCGGTTGATCGGTTTGCGCAGGCGAATCTATGGAGAGACCTAATGCGCGAAGCAATGCAAAGCGAGACGCTTGCAGGGGCTTACGACTGGGTAGATATGTTTGGATGGGTAGCACAGTTGGCGGGGATGAAGAATATCAACCGCTTCAAAATCAATGTTCGTCCAGATAGTGTACTTGAGGCCGAGGCTCGTGCGGGCAACGTAGTTGCGTTAGGAGGTGGAAATGCTGGAGGAACAGGAGGAAGTAACATCATCCCAAGCGTTGGCGGCGGCTCGGGCAACTCAGAAGGATCTCCGAGACCTACTGAAATCGCCGGGGTGGGTCCGGTTAGTTAGTATTGCCAAGGAGCAGATTCAGCGAAGGCAGAATGAAATTGTTGCAGGTGACTGGACGGGCGTTGACGATGCTTTTGTTAAATGCTCAGACGCGAACCAGGCAAACGGGATTCTTTTATTCCTACATATTCCGGAGGATACTTTGGAAGAGTTGGAGACGAGAATCAAACTTTTACTTGAAGATATAGCGAAGGAGAAAGAAAACCATGAGAACGATATTGAAGCACAAGGTTCTGGAGGAGTTGACTTCAGAGGGCTCGGAGGAGACCTCGACGATATCGACGACCTCATCGGAGGGTGAAGTATCCACTGATGGTCAGGAAGAATCGACCATTTCAGAGATGACCGACGACAGCGAAGACTTTGTGGCAAACGAAGGTTTGCTCGACGACGTTGACGCATCAGAGGAAGTCCAGGTAGCCAGTGAGGAAGAAGACGAAGTTATTCCCGAAGGTTCGGAAGAAGAAGCTGAAGCGAGTACGGATGAGGAATCCAGGAAAGTGGAGGAAGAAACGGAAGAGCCGGAGAAGAAAGACGAAGTCGAGAAGCCAACTGAAACCGACGAATCGGAAGAGACACCCGAAGAACTTCCGACCGAAGAAGAAACACCACAGCTAAGTGCTGAGGAACTTCAGGAGCAGAGAGTAAAGGATAGAGAGACCGCCGTTACTCAGCTCGCCGAAACATACGGCATGTCTGAAGAAGAGGGTCAGGAGCTTGTGGCTAATCCTGAGAAGCATATACCACAACGTATGGCTAAGATGCACGTCAACATTCTGGAAGGGGTGTTGTCTGGTCTGGCTAGAAACTTACCGTCCATGTTGCAGAATGTAACTACTGCACAGGACACAGCGGCGAAGGCTCGGAAGGATTTCTATAATACCTGGCCTAAGTTGAACAAGAAGCCGGAGTATCAGGCAACTGCGACAAGATTGGCCTTGCTGTATCGACAGGCGAATCCGGGCGCGGATGAACAGACCGTTATTAACGAAGTAGGTCTTGCTGCTATGATAGCTCATAAGATTGAGCTGCCGGCCTCGTTTGCTGAAGAGGCACCGAGTGAAGAAAAGCCTCGTCAGTCTGCTGCAAGTAAGAGTTCTGCCGGGAAACCAGTACAAACCCAATCCACGAATGAGTTCGAGCGCTTAGCTGAAGAAGACGCATAAACTTATTCTGGAGAAAACATTATGACAGCAGTAGCAGGTTTACGCGGAACAGGTGATTGGGCGACCGACGAGCGTCCCAAGAACTTCCGCGAATTCATATTGTTCCGGAACCCGAATGGGTCTGCTCCCATGACAGCCCTTATGGGGAAAACCTCGAGTGATTCGACGGATGACCCTGAATTTAGCTGGTGGGACGAAGCCAATGATATTATCCGACTGCGGGTAAACGGCGCGCTGACCGCCGCAGCAACTTCGGTTGTTGTGGACTCAAGCGACCCGAGTGCCTCTACGCCTGGTAATGTCTGGGGCTTAGCAACTCATCTGGTTCCTGGTGACATTCTTTTGGTCGAGAAAACGGAGACCGCAACCTATGACAACGAACTGGTTATTGTGACCGACGTTGTCAATTCCACAACCTTCTCTGTAACACGAGGGTTTGCTGGAACGACTGCCGCAACGCTTGCCGACAACAGCTTCTTGCTGAAGATTGGCTCAGCGTTTGCGGAAGGTACTCCGTCCCCCGATGCAGCCTCACGCAACCCGACGAAGTTCTTCAACTATTGTCAGATTTTCAAGACATCGTATGAACTGACCCGGACAGCGAAAGGCACCCGTACACGCACCGGTGATCCGCTGAAGAACGACAAGAAGCGGAAAATGTTCGACCACAGCCGTGACATTGAGCACGCACTGATGTTTGGTGTGCGAAGTGAAACGACTGGCACTAATGGCAAGCCGCTTCGTACCATGAATGGCCTTCGGTCTTTCATCCCTGCGGCAAACCAGACGGTGTTTTCCGTGGCAGCGACCACGTCCACTTTCCTGGACGCAACGTACAAGGTCTTTGACTTTGACACGGAAGCCGGTGACGAGCGTATTGTCTTCTGCGGCAATGGTTTCTTGAATGAAATCAACAAGATTGCTGCAGCGGCCGGTACAATCAACTTCACCGAAACGGTCAAGATGTACGGCATGAACTTACGCAAGTACGTTCTCCCTCAGGGTACGCTGTTTCTGCGTACACACCCGTTGATGAACAGAAACACGCTGTATACCAACAGCGCCTTTATCATTGACCCCACAGCTCTTATCTGGAGACACTTCATGGACACCAAGTCCCAGAGTAATATCCAGGGCAACGATGAAGACACAGAAAAAGGCCAGTGGATTACTGAAGCTGGCTTGGAAATCCGGTACGCTGGATTGACCTGTGGCTACATTGGCAATCTGAGCTCAACCTAAGGGAGGCTAAGTCATGAGTCAACAGACTAAAATGCAGTACGCTGACCTTCACGATTGCGAAGCCCGTGGTGGACACTTCTCCACTGGCAAGGTAGTCGAAATCCTGGACGACGACACAACGCTGACAGCGGCAGATGCTGGGAAACACTTTGGTATCGGTACGGATGCCAAGACCATCACCCTGCCCACAGCTGTTGTCGGGATGACGTTCTCTTTTACCAACATCGGCGCGGATGGAAACAACATCATTACTGTTTCCCCTGCGGCAACTGACGGTATTTGGGGTACTATCACCCTGGCGGCAAGTGTAGTTGACCTGGGAGGTGTGGATAATAAAGACCTTATCAACACTAAGGCAACCGCAATCAAGGGCGATTCCGCAACCCTGGTATGCTTCGAGGCCAACGAGTGGACTGTTGTTCACTCTACTGGCATCTGGGCTGCTGAGGCGTAAGGAGTAGTCTTAGGTCTATTCTCGCCCTAGTTATTCATAATATCTAGGGCGGGTTTTACTGACGAGAATAATCGTTTTATGAGAGCATTAATCGCAACCGGAGGTAGAGGCATGAGTAATAAGAGAACTATGACTGTCGATTTGACTGATGGTCAGTTGAAGGGTATCTCTATTGGAGAGGAAATCACTGTGACAGTCAAGGGTAAGGTGAAGGAAGCCAGCGCAAGCACTCCTCCGGAGAAGGAAGGAAAGAAGATTGTGTGGGAAGGGATGCCTGCAAACATGCGCGTTGAGATGACAAGCGTCACCATCGACGGAGACAATGAATTTGAATCCATGGCGGAGGATAAATAATGGTAGCTTTCAATAAGTTTGAGACCTTTGTCGGTGACCTTGGTAACAAGGTACATGACTTGGATGCGGATACACTGAAGTGTTATCTGTCAAATGCAACCCCAAGCGCGAGCGCAGACTCAGTGCTACTTGACCTTGCAGATATAAGTGCTGGGAACGGGTATACTGCGGGAGGTGAAGACGCTACAGGCGTGTGGAGCGAGACCAGCGGAACCGGGACATTGGCCGGGACAGACATTGTGTGGACAGCGTCGGGAGGTACTATCGGTTCATTCCGATACGTCGTCTTGTACAATGATACGCCAGTTAGTCCGGCCGACCCGCTCATTGGGTGGTGGGATTATGGGAGCAGTATTACACTGAATGACGGCGAGACGTTCACCACCGACTTTGGTGCTAGTATACTGACGATTGCGTAATATGTCCAACGTTCTTAATCGAGTTACTAAGAAGCTCTTTATGAGTGTCAATACCCCTGAGTATTCGACACAGGATTGGATTCGTAATCCTGATTTATCCAGCGTCGAGGGAGAAGCAGATAAGCGTAAATGGGTTATCGAAGGGGATTTGGTACGCCTTGCTACTGTACAGGAAGTTGATGCTCAGATAGAGGACTATAGGGAAGAAAAGCTGGAGCAGTTGGCTGTCAGTGTTGAGGCTTTTGGGGAGCAGTACTATTCTCCGCAGACGGAGATGAGACTTAAAATACTGCGGATGGCGGCGCTACCGGACAGGGCCGCATTGATTGATACTGTATTGGTATGGGAGGCCACATTAATAACCGATTACATGACTCGCAGGGCTATAGTAAAGGCCGCAACTACTGTGGCAGATATTGAAGCCGTGTCGTTAGATTTTAGTAACAACGCGCCTTCCTCAGTCATTACTGTTCCTGATATTTTGGAGGTAACAACGTAATGGCTTCTGGCGACTCTCTTTTAATATTAGGCGCACAGAATAACGGGCCTCCTGCGTCAAGCTATGCCACGTTTGACACGATAGATGGCACCAGTACTCCTGCGGAAGTAATACCTGTTCTTGATTTCGATGACACAACGCAAGAATATGCTGACTTCTATTGTATGCTTCCTGAGCATTATGACGGCGGTGGGTTGACGTTAACATTAGTGTGGTCAGCAGCAGAAGCGGCACCTGATGTCGTCGAGTGGCAAGCGGCACTTAGACGTATAGCAGATGATGCAGAGGATTTGGACACTACCGCGCACACGTATACCTATAACGCCGTTGTGGCAACGGCACCAAGTGTTGTAGGTGAAGTGGCGTATGATGACATTACCTTCACTGATGGCGCTGATATGGACTCAGTTGCGGCAGGAGAGTATTTCATACTGCGAATTACCCGCGACCCAACACCTTCAAGTGGTACAGACGTGACTGGTGATGCCAGCTTACATGCCGTCCATGTTAAGGAGACATAATGGCTTATATTTTTGATGGTGTTTCTGACACTTTAAAGTCTGTAGAAAATGGCGTTTCTGGGTTGAATGTTGACCAATACTCATTGGTTTCAGTTGTATCAGTGGCGAGCATTAGCAACCGTGACGTTTTATGGGGGACAGGTTCAGCGTATGGTAGCGGCGCACATAACTTCCAATTTCTGACGGAACCACCAGTGAGCGCAGGATGGCGACCAAGATGTTTGGCGCGTTTTAGTGGGAACAACGGAAGGTGGGATGCCGATGATGACCTTGCCTTTGATACTCTTTATTGTTGGGGAATTACTCATGACGGCACATCCGCCAGTAATGACCCTATATTTTATATAGATGGTAGTGCTGTTGCTGTAACTAATACCAATCCTCCTACAGGGAGTATTACAACTACATCTGACACTGTACGCTTCGGTGAAAATATGAACAATGGACAGGACTTTGATGGCACAGTTGCGGAAGCAGCTTTCTATGACCGGATTTTAACCGCCAGTGAGATGATGGCAATAGCAAAAGCAGGAACACCAGCAAATATAATGCGTGGCAGGGTTGCTTATTGGCCTTTGGTAAGGAGGCGAGTAGATGTAGACCAAGGCGCAGATTTAAGTACAGTAAATAATGCGGCTCCGTCCCCTCACCACAGGGTTATCTATCCATCAGCGCAGATATTGCAGTTCCCTGTTCCAGTCGCTGGTGGCACTAATTATACATTAACTGCTGGTTCTGGTAGTTACACGGAGACTGGCACAGCGGCTGGGCTATTTGCTGGACGAGGACTGGATGTTGAAAGTGGTAGTTTCGTCCATACTGGCACAGCCGTAACGCTGAGGAAGACCTGGGAAATTGATGCCGGTTCTGGAACTTTTACGCATACCGGAACTAATGCTAATCTGGAGTATGGGTATGAAGTTGACCCGGCGGTTGGAAGTTATGTAATTACTGGAGGTGCGGCTGAGCTTATCTATGGGAAAGGAAAGGGAATTGCTCTTGACAGTGGAAGCTTTGATGTTACTGGACAAGAAGTTACCTTACTTACTGCTAGGTACTTGGAAAATCAGAAGGAAGAGAAGCTTAAAGTAACTGGCTTCCCGATTGATTTTAGCTTTGACTATGAGCTGACAGTTGATAGCGGAAACTATGTAGTAACTGGACAATCGGTTACACTGGAACAGGCGTATGACATAGAAGCGGAGAGCGGGAGTTTTACCTACACAGGGAAAGCTGCAACTCTGCTATATGTACAGGGGTTAGCAGTTGATTCTGGTAGCTACAGTATTAGCGGACAAATGGCATCGTTGCTGAAAGGTTATGCGTTGGATGTAGATACTGTGAGTTATTCGGTCACTGGAACAGCTGTAGATTTATCCAGTAATCACCCGCTGGCCGCAGGGAGTGGAAGTTTTGTTGTAACCGGGACGGATGCAAACTTGGAATATGGTAGGCTTATGTCTCTTGGGGCTGGAAGCTTTACCTTTACTGGAAAGGAAGTGAATCTTTCTTCAAATCAATGGGTTCCGGGTAGTGCTGAAACAGAGGACTGGTCAGGAGATACATCTGTAAGTGATGGGTTTTCTAGCGAAGGTGCGTTAGGTGCTGGAACCTGGGACGCGGAAAGCGGTAAGACAAATTCTTGGAGCTAATAGTGAGCGATAGAGATACAATAGTTAGTGACATTCAGATTGAGCTTGGTTGGCTTGATATCAAGGCGACTGAGATTGAGAATGCATTGAAGCGGGCGCAAGAGAAGTATGAGACAGGTTCCTTGCCAGAGCTTCCGTGGTTTCTGATAAGCGAGATTGTTACATCAGAAACCACTGCAGATGAAGAGCGACTGGCGGTGCCAAGTGATTTCCTACGCGAGCATGATGATGGGACGTTGTGGAGGTTTGATTCCAGTGCAGATGAGGAAGACCAGTGGATTAATCTTCCTAAGAGCGATTACGACGAGCTGGTCAAGACGTATGGATCAAGCACGGACAAGCCACTGTACTATGCGTTGATTGGAGATTACTTCAGATTGAAACCTACTCCAGATGCTGTGTATCCTATTAAGATGCTTTACTATGCAAAGGATACTGTATTGAATAGCAATATTGAGAATGACTGGCTAAAGTATGCTCCAGAGGTACTACAAGGCGAAGCCGGGCGGCGCATGGCCTTGGCCTTTCGAGACAAAGGCGCAATGGAGTACTTTGAAGATATGCGCAACGAAGGCATTTTAGCTTTAACAAACGCTACTGAGGCTCGGAAACATGAGAATCAGAATTACATAATGGGCGGAGAAGACTAATGGGTTTAGAAACTGGCGATTTCATCACTGACTTGGTTGACACAAATCCAGTTGGCGGAACGGACAAGAAGCATCAGGGAGATAACCATCTTCAGTTGATTAAGAAGGTTGTCAAGAACTCCTTTCCTGGGCATGATTATCCTTGGGGTTATAAGGAAAGCGCTGGAAGCGACCCAACATATACGGTGACATTGGACGAGGCTCCAAGTGCGTATACTGAGGGTATGATGATATTCATGAAGGCGAGCTTCACTAATGCCGCCGGAGCCGCGGACTTGAACGTTAATGCCCTGGGCGCTAAAAATATCTACTCTGTGCTGGGAACTGAGTTGTGGAGTAATATGATAATCAGCGGTGGGGTGTACTGTTTAATCTACGACGGTACGCAGTTTATTCTTCTTAACCCATCGTTGGAAGTATCGGCTCACCATGAGAATGTGATTATCAACGGATTTGGGCTTATCGACCAACGGGCCAGTGAAACTCGAACTGGTCTTGGTAATGGAGATGATGGGGTATATCTGTGTGATAGATTCTCTTTTGCTGAGCGTAGTACTCCAGATGCGGAAGTAACATTTTCGCTTGAGACGGATATTCCAAGCAGAACCGAGCAAGAGGCTGTGTGGGGCGCTGGTAATGCGATTGTGGGTGGCAACAGTATGAAGTTCGATGTTACTACGCAGACAGTATCGATTGGGGCTTCGGATGCTGTAGGTATGACCTATGCTGTAGAAGGGCCAGATTACCAGTCCTTGCATCAGGGAGCTTATGTTCTGAGTTTCTGGCATAAGCACACGAAGACTGGCACATGGAGTATTGCATTTGAAAATGACGATAATGACCGGGTCTATGCCGCGAACTATACCCAGAGCGTGACCAATACCTGGGAGTTTGCTTCTATTGTTGTTCCAGCAGACACAACCGGTACGTGGGTTATGGAAGAGGGAGAGAAAGGACTGAGGATTACCTTTGCTTTCCTTGTAGGTACAAGTGAGGATTCTCCAGCAGATGGCAGTTGGGAGACTGTGACAACAATTATAACTGGGTCGGAAGACCAGGTGGATGGTTGCGACAATACTGCTAACAATATCATGTTCTGGGGATTTAATCTTCACAAGGGAAGTTATGCTAGGCCTCCCAAGATGCCTTTGTTCCAGGACGAGCTGATTCGATGCTTGAGGTATTACTTTAGGATTGAAGAGCAGAGTTCCACTACATACTTCGGGAATGGTAACTATACGACCACGACAAACTTCGCGTTGTTCTTCCAGTTCCCGGTTCAGATGTGTCAGATACCTTCCCCAGGTTGGAGAAGTGTGAATGATGTTACGGTAGTATCGGCAGCAACAGAGACAGGTTCTAATCTAGCTACCTCTGGGGGTAGTAAAGATAGTATCCGGTTTAATGTTACAACAACCACTGCTGGTGACGGGGACGGAGGTATAGCATATCTCGAAAGCGGCACCGGTGGTTACATTGAAATGGACGCGGAGTTAATATAATGTCAGTAGATATCTCGAAACTTAAAGCTATGTATCAGGAAGACGGTAATGTTGTTATTGCTGTCGACGGCGTTAACTATAATCAGGTTATAATGCCAAAGGGCCGGCAGTGGAAACGATATGTACAACCTTTCTTAGATGCTGGGGGTGTGATTGAGAAGTATCAACCACCTAAAGAAGGATGGAAAGACCGGCGCATGAAAGAGATGGCATCTGGAGGCTACGGAACTATCCGAGAGCAACTAGAACTTCTGTACGATTCCATAGAAGGAAGCGGCGGAGTTACACTTGATGACAAGATTCTTGAAGGTATAGGGGTGTATTTCAACCACATTAAACAGGTAAAGGTGAATATACCTAAGGAGTAGTTATGGGCTCAGAAACAAAAATAGTCGAAGGGTTGGCTGAGAAATTGGCGCAGAGAGAAAGAGCGGAAGGCTCAATGAAAGAAGGCAGGCGGATTGACTTTGCTAAATGGCTATGGCCACTGTTACCAGCGATTGGTGCAGTCTATGTCGGTCTGCAGAATATTGAAATTAATGCTGAGGATATTGGCGAGCTAGAGGCAGAGAAGTCAGATGTTGTTTGGGTTGAAGATAAACTCGAAGCAGAACGTATCTGGGATGAAGGCGAGCATAAGAATATTCGGCAAGAAATCCAGCATGTTAAAGACCATTTCACGGATGAGGTGGATGATTTGGAGCAGAAGATGGATGAGAACAAGAACATCATTCTTCAAGCAATACGGGATTTGGAAAGAGACGGAGGATAAGTAAATGAGTCTACGCAAAAAACAGTCGAAGTTTGTTTGGATGGTCATGGGCCTGCTGGCATGGGGCAAGGAGAATGGTTATGAGTTCACGTTTGCAGAGGCATATCGAACGCCTGCTCAGGCAAAGCTCAACTCGAAAGCTGGAGTTGGTATCGTTAATTCTTTGCATTGTAGTCGGCTCGCTATTGACCTTAATGTATTTAAGGATGGTGTCTGGCTAAAGCAGACAGAAGACTTAACGCCTCTTGGTGAATACTGGGAGACGCTGGGCGGTGCTTGGGGCGGTCGCTTCAAACGTCGTGATGGTAATCATTTTTCACTTGCCCACAATGGGAGGAAATAATATGGACTATGTATTAGCTCGTCTTGGTGAGGCTTCAACATGGCGGGGACTTGTGGGGCTGATAACAGCTCTCGGTGTAACGCTCAGTCCTGACCAGGTAGCAGCAATTGTTGCTGGCGGTCTTGCACTTCAAGGTCTGATTGCAGGCTTTACGAAGGACAAAGGGGCCGATGTTTGAAGTTATCGCTGGTATTGGTGTTTTGGGTCTCCTTATATGGGGAGGCCTGAAGCTCTATCGTCGGATGGTCCTTAAGAAGATTGAGGATGAAAGTCTCGAAATAGCGAGGAAGCAACTTGAAGAAGCTGAACAGATTGATATCGACCTTACTACTATGTCTGAGTCTGATATCGACAACGAGCTGTAGCACACAGACGCTGACAATAGTCAATACTGCGCTGAGTGGTGTGGTCGCTTATATCCAACACCAGTTGAAAGATAGTGTTGTTGTATATAAATGTCCGTTGTGGCTTGAGCAGGAGAAGTGGAAGTTATCTCAGGAAGAGAAGGAGGCCACTCCGCTGGAGTTAAAGCGGAAGATGGTTGGATTTAATCGTAAAGTAGAAGCTTTCTGTGAGGAACAAGAATAATGCCAATGGTAGACGTTAATGGTGTAGGTCGATTCGGAATTGTTTCTGATATAGATGCGTTCGAGTTGCCTCCGGAAGTATGGAGTGACGGGAATAATGTACGCTTCCAGGATGGGAAGGTTAAGAAGATGCCGGGGCAGAGCGCAGTTTTTGACCCTCCATCGGTGGCTCCGTATGCCTTGTTCCCTGCGCCGCAGAATAGTGTATTCTATTGGATATACTGTGGCCTAAGTGCTGTATATAATGTCACAGGTTCTACTCATGACGATATGACGCACGCTAGTGGAGTGAACGCGGTTAATACTATCCCGTGGACAGGTGGCATGTTCAATGGTGTGATGATATTGAATAATGGTATTGATACTCCAATGATGTGGAACCCAGGCGGGGCAGGTAATAACCTGGTTGACCTCACAGGGTTCGCGGCTCGCGCAGATGCTTGTCGAATAATGCGACCGTTTGAAAACTATCTCATGGCATTTGATGTTACGATAAGTGGAGTTAGGTATCCATACCTCACGAAGTGGAGCCATTTGGCAGACCCCGGCGCGGTGCCGACAAGTTGGGATGA